TATTCGGGGGAGGATATATTTACATCGACCCTGACTCGGGAGACAACATCACAGGCTTAGCCGTCCAGCCGATTGCAGACAGGATAGTAGTTTACAAGGAACGAGCCTCTTATTTAGTCGAACTCTCGACTATTAACATAGGCAACTTCGTAGTCTTAGACCCGACCTATCTACCCATCTCAACTGCGGTGGGGTGTTCCTCACAGGATACTATCGCTACAGTAGAAAACGATACTTTTTACTTCGGGAGGGATGGAATTTATGTAACAGGATACGAACCCAACTTCTTAAACATAATAAGGACCAACGAAGTAAGCGCACGGATGCGACCTTACTTGGATATGCTAAACGACGACGATTACTCAACCGCCAATGCTACATATATTGATAATAAATACATTTTATCTTTTCCGTTAAGAAAAGAATTATTAGTCTACGACAGAGAGAGGGGAAGTTTTGTCTCCAAGTGGTCTATGCCTTTCGGTATATCGAAGATAATGAGATACATAGATAGTTCCGGCAGCGAGAAGTGGGTGGTGGGAAGCTACGACTCCAATCAAGTCTATACCTTCGACGCGTCTTCCAATTCAGATGACGGGACAACGATTATTAAAACGATTAGAACCGGTAAGAGTTCGTTTGATGACTGGACGAGTTTATATATTCTCCAATTTTTCTACATATTATTTAGAGCAATAGTCGGCTCAACCACCGTTAATATCCTAGCCGAGAACCGAGCAGGGGCTACATCAACGATTAAATCATTCACGATAAGCGGTGCGGAGGTAGCAGGTTCAACAGGATGGGGAATGGATACTTGGGGAAGTGTAAAGTGGGGGCAGTCTAAATCTACCACAGCAGTTGTTTCTTCGGACGAAATCAAAAAATGGGGTTCTCTCTTTAAGCAGTCCGCCCTTTTTCAGGTAGAAGTTACCTCAACATCCGCCAACTCTAATTTTGAACTATTAAAGATAAAAATGAAAGCCAGCAAGCAAAGTTCTGGCTCTTTATCAAGTGCGTCGAGGGTATAGATTTGCAAACCTCTCGGCGAGTTTAGGACAATCTAAGGAGTTAGTGGAGTTTGGATTTAAGTTTTTCGATAAAAATATAAAAGAGTGAAGTTATCAGTAGAAAAAAGGGTAGCGGTAATAACAAAAGGTCAACTAGAGTAGCTGGTTGTCCTTGACGAAAAGGAAAAATTTGGCCTAGAGAGATTTCTAGTAGTAACCCAATAAGGAACAAAACACAGGAAACAAGAAATAATTTTTTAACCATTATGAGAATTATATACCAAAATGAAAGGAAATAAGAAAGATGGGATTACTTGATATTTTCGAAGGAGGTAACTGGCTAAGCGGAGCAGGAGCTGCTGCTGCCAAAGTGGGAACAGCTTTGCACCTGCCAGAGTGGGGAATTTCAGAGGCATTACAGGGATTGGCTCCGCCAGTCTCTGCCGCCGAACCCACTTACGACTATTCTCAAGCCCAATCTACTCCTATGCAGTCCACACAAGGTTATCCGAATCCCACTCCAACTGGAACTGGTCAAGTCGCAGGAACTTCTACAACTGGCACTACTGGCACTACTGGCACCGACCCCCTCTCTGCTCTCTACGCTGAAATAGACAACATCTATAACTCTACAATGAGTTATCTTGGGGGACAAGAACAATCCCTAAGAGCTAATCAGCCAGGTGTAGAAGCGGACATAGGTGCTCAATATGGGGCTACCAGAAAGTCAGCCGAAACAGAAAAAGGTGTAGGGGAAAGAGAACTCGCCACAGCAGGAACCGCCGCAGGACAGAGGAAAGAAGATGCTTTAACCGCAGGCAGAAGACTATTTGGCGAGCTTCAGATGGGTGGACAACAGAGATTTGGCGGGGCTTCCTCGGCAGGACAGGCTTATGGCGAGCTAACGGGTCGGGAGTTCCAAAGAGGTCAGGCCACAACCCAACAGGCTTACCAAAATGCGATGACTAAAGTAACAGAGTTGGGAGCCAATCTAAGAGAAAGGTTTGACTCGGCCATATTTAATCTAGAAACCCAGAAGAATAGTGCCCTTAATCAGGTCAGGCAGACCTTCCAAGAGAGACTCTCCCAGATAGACGCTTTAAGGGCAGAGGCCGGACAAAATAAATCTACAATGAGGTTAGACTTACTCTCCCAGTTAAGAAACCAAGTCTATCAGATTAACCTTGCTTCGGTTCAGACTCAAACCCAGCTTAATGCACAGAAGCAAAACGCAGAACAGGAACTCTCGGCGGTTACAAACGCAGTCAATTCAGCCCAGACGGGAGCGGGAACGGCAACCTCTAACCTAATGGGTGCAACAACGACCAATCCCCAGACGGCATTGGCGATAACTGGTGGCAGGCAAGCCCCACAACAGACCTATACAGGTCAAATCACTCCTACCAAGAGACCCGAGGATTATCTCTACGCCTAGTCTTTTGCAAACCTCACTACAAGTTAAATAAGATTGTCTAATGGCAATAAATCTAATTGAGGCGGCAAAAGCCAAAGTCAAAAAACTCCTTGACCTCGTTCCCCCTGTTCAAGCATATAAAGCAATTCAACAGATGAGGACTCCGCAATATAAGGAACAAGCTAAACAATTCGGCCGAAATGTTGTGGACGTGGGGAGAGGTTTTGTGGGGGAAACGAAGGGTCTTTTAGGGGGACAATATGGCGGGCAAAATTTTGAACCACAACCGCAATTAAAATTCCAGCCTCAAAATAAAGCACAGGAGATAGGTTCTTCTCTATTTGAGCAATCAAGGCTTCTAACTGCTTATGGAAGGATGGGGATAAACCAAGCCTTTGAAGGAGGAGGACAAGCGTTAGGGCAGGTGGCCCGACTCAATCCTTTTCTCGGTCCCAAAATAGTTAAAGTTGAAGAACTATTAGCTAAGTTGGATAAAATAAGTGCAGGTAAATCTCCGCAAATTACCGCAAGGGTCTCCCCTACTCTACCAAGCACAAAGAAAGTACCCCCCGTCGCAAAAGCTGGAGTGTACGACCAACCCCTATATCATTACTCCGATACCAAAATAACAGGCGGTGTATTGAAGCCAGGTGAACCACACCCACAGAACTATCTAGGGGATGCGGTCTATGTTACTAATCAAAAGGGTGGTTACCCTGGTGCAAATGAATATCAAGTAGAAGTACCAAAAGGCTTAAAAACTCTTGATTTGACAGGAGGAAAAGAGGGTGCTGTTGGAATGAAGTTTGCCGAAAAAGTAGCCAATAAATTAGGAATACCTTATGAACCACAGGGTCAAGGTCTATATGATGATTTGCGATGGATGGAGATGCAACTCGAACCCACAAAAGGAAGTAGCCTTCAGGCTCAAACAAAAATAAGAGCAGTTGTTGACAATATGACTAAAGGATACGACGCCATAAAAGCTCCTTTTTATGATGCGATTGATGGAAGTACGAAGAATTGGGAATTGGTTGTTCGCAACAGAGAAGTGCCCTTAAAGTTCGTCGCACAACAGCCATTGTCCGTACCTAAAGGGGGAGTGGAAACTCAAGTAATGAAAGTATATAGCGATAATCCTAAGGTGATAGATATTGCGAAACAAAAGATGGTTGAAAGGGGCGATACAATACTTTCTACTACCAAAACCATAGATAGTCGTGGAGAACCAGTTATTAACATTAAATATCAACCTAAAGGAGTAGGGGGAGTAACCGAACCCATCATCACTTCTAAAGGCGGAAAGATTAAATTAAGGATTAAACCAGAGTCTGTCCAACCTAAAGGAGTAGTTATTCCCAAAGAACTAGAACCCCTCGCCCAAGAAGCAAGGAAGTATAAGAGTGCGGAGGATTTTGTAAATGATTATGGGAAAATTTCAAGAGAAATAACAAAGGGAAAACCAATAGCGGGAGCACTAGGAGAATATACCCCAGAAGGAAAGATAAAAGTAAAAACGACGGGGTTAAGTAGTGGGGAAAGAAAGGAAGTTATTGGACATGAACAAAGACATCAAATTTCAGAAAAAGTAATGGGTTATTTTATGAAAAAAGGACCAGATGGTTTTGATAAAGAGATGAGTAGAGTAGAAAAAGTAATTGGAAGGATGCCCAAGGTCGTTGGAATACATACCGAAGGGGAATTAGATGCTCAAGTTCTGGAACAGTTTGTGTATAACAATAAAGAGTTCAAAAAACAACTACCAGAACTTTATAAATATATCAGTGATTATTTTAACTTGAGGAAACAAGCTCAATCAATCCCTAGCCTTTCCGACTTCTACACCCAAGCTACTAAAGGAGTAGGGGGAAAGATTAAACTTAGAATAAACCCTGAAAAACTAGCCCCTCAACCTCAAGAAATACCACAAACGGAGGCTATGAGAAAAGTAACATTAGAAGCCAGACCAGAAGCCCAAATATCCCCGGAACTATCAGGAAAACTCCAAACACGGCCAGCGTCCCCAGGAGTTGCTCTCCGAACGAAGGGTGCGAGTGGTATCGAAGTTTCTGCTCCTTCCAAACCTTTGAAAAGTCCCGCTGGAACTCTTGAGAAGGCAGTTTCATCTAAGGGAATTATATCACAAAAGTATGCCGAGAACATTAACCTAGACAGGTTAAACCTTAATCCGAAAGAGAAACAAGCATTAAAGTCTACCATTGAGGCGGTCAAGCCAATCTTACAAAAGGCTAAAGGAAGAACCTTGTCTCATAGCGAGGTTCTAGCCGAGGCAAAGAAGTCGGATGTCTTAACCAAAGTTACAACCCGGGACGAAACACTTGCTGCCGAAGCGTCTATCTTAAGAGCCCGACAAAGACTGGTCGAACTGGATAAAAACATCACCAGACTGGCGGGTGAGGGAAACAGCAAACAATTAGCGGACGAGATGCGGGACTTGGTTGAATCCTTAAGGGTGGTTTCAAGTAGTGCCGCAGACGCAGGAAGAAAACTGGAATCTTTTGCCATCGGAGCCGAAGACCAATCGGTCAGGCAACTTCTTCTTAAGGAGATTGGTAAAACAGAGGCGGATACTTCAAAGATTGTGGCAGAAGCGATGAAAGTTAATTGGGACGACGCGAATAGCATTACTTCTTTCTACCGAAAGTTCGTCAAACCTTCGGCAATGGAGATTTTGGATGAATACCGCTATAACAATATGCTCTCTAATCCGAGAACTCATTTAAGAAACGCTTTCTCAAACCTTACCCAGACTTTCGTTACCCGACCAGGAACGCTGGCTTTTAGCGGTAGGCCGATTGAAGCGGTGAAATACTACACAGGGGCATTAAAGAGTTTTCCTAAAGCGGTAGAGGCTTTTACCAAGTCGTTTAAGGGAACCAAAGCGATTGAGAAGCCCGATATAGCCCATATCGGCACAAACAAGCTCCCTAAACTCCTGACTATTCCTACGAGGGCTATGGAGGCTGGGGACAAGTTCTTCTCGGCGCTTATTGAAGGCGGAGAGCTGGCAAGGGGTGCAACCGCGAAGGAAGCAGCCAAAACCGCAGAATACTCCCTCTTTAGACAAGGATTGTTCCCCGAAGGTCAAGGAAAAATCTTAAACGCAATAGACTCTGTAACAGCTTGGACATATAAGGCTCCCAAGGCTGTCAGATGGTTCGTGCCTTTTATCAGAACTCCGATGAACTTCGCTAAACAATGGGTAGAATACTCGCCTGCGGGAGTAGCAACCCTTCCCGGCTCGGTGGCAAAGAGAGAACAGTTGGGGAAAGTCATCTTCGGTTCGGTTGTAACCGCAGTTGGGGCGAAGTTTGCCCTTGAGGATAATTCCACATGGTCGGCACCAACCGACCCAAAACAGAAAGAGTTATTCTACGCTTCGGGGAGAAAACCCTACTCAATAAGGATAGGGGATAAGTGGGTGTCGATGATGTATGCCGGGCCATTTGCGATGGCGCTTGCCTTGCCTGCCGCAGTTAAATACTACCAAGACGAGTCAAGAACCGCCCTTACCGATAGCCAAATGGCTAAACTAGGAAAAATAACGATGAGCATGGCGGAGTTTCTCTCGGGTCAAACTTTTATGGAGGGAATAGGAAACTTCGTCAAGTTCTTTTCGGGAGATGCGGATTACTCTTTGGCGGGGAATCTTGCTTTTACGGCAGGACAGGTTATTCCAATGGAAGGATTGATTAGATGGATAACGACAATGGTTGACCCTGTTTATAGAAAAGGAACCACCTTTACCGAAGGATTAAAAAAGAACATTCCTTTCGTAAGCAAAACCCTAGAACCTTATACAAATCCTATGGGGGAACCGTCAAAAAGGGAGAGATTAAACCTAATTACTCCCTACGACATCTCAACCGACCAACCCCAATACGAACCAATGTTACAAGGCAGAACAGAGAAACTTCAGCAAAATGCCGTTGAGAATAAAATCAAGAAAGACATTGAGTCTTCCCAAGGAGGAGAACAAGTTGCCAATAATAAATACTTCTATTGGGATGAAGAAAGTGCTTCGGTGAAAAGCGTTGATGTATCGTTTACCCCCCAAATACCCAAACTTACAGGAATTAAGGAGTTGGACAAGTTGGCAATAAGCGGATTTAAATCAGACATTACCGCCCGAATGAAAGAAATCGGCATACTTTTAGACAAAGGTATCATTACCAACGAACAAGCCTCTGTCCAAGTCGGCGAATTGGCCAAACTTAAAGTAGCCTTATCTGCTCCTAAAAAGCTCAAGGTCAAACAGCCCAAGTTCGTTCCTATTAAGTTTGGCAAAAGGAAGAAAGTAACAGGTCTAACCAAGAAAAAAGGTATTAAGCTAGTCAGGGCCCCGAAGCTAAAGGGGGTTAAACTCTAAACGTCTTTAGTGTTTCTGGGTGGTCGTGGTGATATTTACAACAAGTTGGTAGTCCATCGGGTTTTTTAACCCCTTTATTATGGGGATTATACTTTGTGAACATGGAGTTAAATATTCTATGGTCTCCTTAAAAATTACAACTAGACAACCCCTCGAATGTATGAAACAATTATCCGTGAAATGGAAATACTTGATAAATCTCCTCTGCCTATAACCAACGGACCCGTAAAAGCCGATGTTGTTCAAAGGCTAGACTTCAACGGAGCTGTTGTTGCCTTACTCGACGGGAAGAAAGTTACTCGGGCGGAGTGGAAAGACAAGAGGTTTTATTGTTTATTAAAAGACGACATTCTTCAAATCCACAAAGCTGGTGAGGCAGAGGAAACCATCCATCCTTGGATAATAAATAACGGAGACTTGGGAGGTAGTGATTGGTATGTATGCTAAGCATAATCATTCCCCACAGAAGATGTGTTTATGTTGAAAAGACAATTCAAAGTCTCTTAGATGGTGCGGAGGGTGAGATTGAGATAATTGTCCACGTAGACGAGCCAGCCCCCAAAGAAAAGGAAGTCAAAGACCCCAGAGTTCATTATTACTACTCCTTATCTCCGATAGGTATGCGGGCGGGGATAAACGTCGGCCTCTCCAAAGCCAAGGGTGAATATATTATGAAGACCGACGACCACTGCGTTTTCGCTAAGGGTTACGACACAGTATTGAACGAGATGTCATACGACTGGCTGGTTGTCCCCCGACGCTACTCCCTCCACGCCGATAACTGGGATAGGGACTTAAGGATGCCGATTAAAGACTATCACTACTTATCCTGGCCCAAGGTTGACTCCAATTATGGCTACTGTATGTTTCCCCAAGAGTGGAAAGAAAGAACACGCGAACGCATGAGGGGTTACGACATTGACGACACGATGAGCATACAGGGAAGTTGTTATCTAGCGAATAAGGATTATTTTATGAAGCTCGTCGGGCTTTTGGACGACAGACCCGAAACCTATTCAACCTTTTCGGGGGAGCAGTTGGAAGTAGGACTTAAATACTGGTTGGGCGGGGGAGAGGTTAAGGTGAATAAAAATACATGGTATGCGCACCTATTTAAGAACAAAAAGTATTACGTGGGGAACAGACAAGACAGAGATTATAAAAAGGAACTAAAAACCCTCGCTGGGTGGGATTGGGCGGCTAAGCACTGGATGCGTGACGAAGAACCGAAGATGGTTCACAAGATGAAGTGGTTAGTCAACAAGTTCTGGCCGATACCAGGCTGGCCAGTTAAGTGGGAGGAATTATGGAATACACCAAACTTTGTAAAATAGCCTATAAATACGGCACCGACAAATGCCCGCAACTTAAACACCACTACACCCCCGTGTATTACGAAATGTTTAACCCTATCCGAAATAATGTCAAAAAAGTCCTAGAAATGGGTATTGGGTACTATAAAACCATGAAAGAGGTACAAATCATCTTTGACGCTGGCCTTAATCGCTTCTACTGTAGGGGAGCGTCCCTAAAGATGTGGAGGGACTTCTTCCCTAACGCACACGTCTACGGGGCTGACGTGAAGCCAGAGACACTATTCGGAGATGAGAGAATATCTACCTTTTATTGCGATGAAACTAAAAAAGAAGACATCGAACAGCTTGTAAAAGAAGTCGGGTCGGATATAGATATTTTTATTGATGACGGCTCCCATCGGTGGCAACACCAATTCTTCTTAGCTCAAACAATTCTACCTCTGCTTAAAAAGGATGTAATTTACATTATCGAAGATGTGGGTTTCCCTGACCACCTTACCAAAGGTCTAGAGGGTTATAAGTGTTCTATCCCAAGACTTCCATACACCACCTACAAGAAGGGATATATGAAGAACAAAATACCCAAAGACAGGCTGATGATTGTTAAAAACAAATGAAACTATCTGTTGTAATTCCGTCATATAAAGACCCCCTCTTGCAAAAGACGATAGACTCGCTGTTGGAGAACTCCGAGTTAGGCGACCAGATAGAAGTAATCGCTGTAATGGACGGATACTGGCAAGCCCTCAAAGACGACCCCAGGGTTGTTGTAGTTCACTTGGGTAAAAATCGGGGAATGAGGGGGGCGATAAACGCAGGCGTGAGTGTGGCGAGGGGGGAGTTTCTCTTAAGGACAGATGAGCATTGTATGTTTGCTAAGGGTTACGACAGGATTTTAACCGAGAGCTGTCAGCCTAACTGGATTATGACCGCCACCCGTTACTTTCTAGACCCCGACAAGTGGGAAGTGATGGACTTACCTCCTATTCAATACGAGAAACTAGTAATTCAGGGCGGAATAAAGTTCTCCGGACAACCCTGGAGAAGTAGAGACGAGGAGAGAAAAGACATTCTCTTGGACGAAACGATGGCGATGCAGGGCTCGATGTGGATAATGCCGAGGGCGTGGTGGCGGAAAGTAATCGGTGAGTTACAAACCGAAGGATACGGGCCTTTGTATCAAGACTCCCATGAGATGATATTCAAGACTTGGCAGGCGGGGGGGAAGATGATGCTTAATAAGAACACTTGGTTCGCCCACAAGCACAGAAGTTTCACCCGCACCCACAACGACGGCACGCCCGAAAACCCCGCAAATAAGGAGATGGGGTGGAGGTATGCTTTAGACACCTGGAAGGATTATTACGAAAAGGAGGTGCATCCCAAATGGCAGATTTAGCGGTTATTTACTATTCTAGCAACCAAGAAGACCCTTTATTTGAAAAAAGGATACAAGAAGCTTTACTTAAAAGCGGCGGAGACTTACCGATTATCAGTGTTACCCAAAAACCCACCGACTTAGGCAAGAATATAGTCGTGGGAGACGTAGGCGTTAGCGGGTTTAATATGTTTCGTCAGGTGCAGATAGCCCTTCAGAACACCGATGCCAAGTTTGTGATTTCAGCCGAGGCGGATTGTGTCTATCCCCCTGATTATTTTACTTTCGCCCCAGGAACAGCACCTTTCTTTGATAAACCAATCGAGGACATGTGCTACCGCAACTCCAACTTATATGTCATGGGCGACCACAGGGATTACTGGTTCTATAAGAAGGAGGGAGCCACCCACGCCCAGATTGTAGGCAGGGAGTTTTACTTAAAAACCCTAGATAAGTTATTTACGGGTGCGCCACAATGGTCACCAGAGGAAAAGAACTTCCCCAAAGAGAGGTCGGGGAAGGAAGATGTTTTTGACGAGATTATCTACTACCGCACCCCGAACCCCGTGTTTCAAATCAAGACCCACCGTTCGATGCGGTATTTTACCCATAGTCAAAGAGTGCCTATTTACGAATTACCTTACTGGGGAGAAGGAAAAAAAGTTCGAGAGTTTTATATGAAAGGGGTGGAAGAAAAATATGTCAGTTAAAAACATAATGGAGGGATTGAAATTAAGAGGTGTACCGGCGGAGATACCGGATTGTAGCAGAGATGACCTTCCGCAATTCTTCTTAGACATGGGTTACAAGGTAGGAGCCGAAATAGGAGTTTATAAAGGTGAGTACACAAAAAAGTTTCTAGATGTGGGATTAAAAATGTATGGCATTGACCCTTGGATGGCCTACAACAACTACAACGAATACCAAAGTCTAAACCCAGATTCGGAATATAGAAATATCGGCTTGAGGAAAAGTCTAAGCAAATTCCAAACAAGACAAGATTTCCTTTACGGACACACGCAAAGACTATTAGAAAATCACCTTAAAAGCGGACTTTGTGAATTGATTAGAAAGACCTCAATGGAGGCCGTTGGGGATTTTAAGGACGAGTCATTAGACTTTGTTTATATTGATGGACACCACGGGTTCAGATATGTGGCCGAGGACTTGTGCGAGTGGACACCCAAAGTCCGAAAAGGTGGGATTGTCTCGGGCCACGACTACGCCCTAAACAGGAAAGGTGCTCGCGACCCTTATGTTTTACAGGTCAAATATGTCTTACACGCCTTTGTCGATGCTTTCGGGGTAAATAACTTTTACGTTTTAGGAAGAAAGCACCCCGAGGGGGAGAGGATACAAGCAGAAGACCTAGGGGCAGGAGCATATAGTGATGTATTTAGGTTCGGAGATAAAAAAGAAGTAAGGGATAGATGGAGGAGTTGGTTCTGGATAAAATGAAAGGCTGTATTTACTATTCCGATGGCCGACTAGACCCTAATATGCTGAATGTTTGCCAAAAACAGCTTAGAGAGGCTTTTGATGGGGAAATAGTTTCTGTAACCCTAGTCCCAATGGACTTTGGGAGGAATATCGTCTTGGAAAACCGAGTAAGAAGTTACCCTACGATGGTAGAACAAATCCTAACCGCACTGGAGGCCTCTACTGCTGATGTTGTTTTCTTTTGTGAACACGATGTGCTTTACCACCCCTCACACTTTGAAATCAATCCTACGAGGTCTGATGCCTTTTACTATAATGTTAATAATTGGCGGTGGAGATGGGCAACCGAAGTGGCGGTGACTTATAACTATCTGACTTCCCTTTCAATGTTGTGTTGTGATAGGGATTTGGCAATCGACCACTATCAACGCAGAATGAAGCATATTCTTGATATGGGGATGGATGCCCAAAGAGGTCGGGAGCCGAGATGGGCAAGAAGATGGGGATACGAACCAGGAACCAAACCCATAAGACGAGGGGGGTTTTCGGATGAGGAATATGTTAAGTGGTGGTCTGAGTATCCCAACATAGACATTAGACACCATGGAACTTTTAGCCATCCCAAGACCTTTTTGGAGGAATTTAAGCACAAACCCACCGAGAGCTGGAAGGAAACAAACATTAAAGACATTCCGGGGTGGGACTTAAAGAGTTTGTTTAATTTATGAAAGAAAGAACCGAAATAACCGAGATGCCCGACAAGAAAACACTCGAACAATTTGTTAGTCAAATCCACGGCGAGGATGTTAAAGTTATCTTTAATTTGGAGACTGGTAAATTTGAGTGGATTCGCCCCAGAGAGGGAGAACCGCCCGCTAGAGATAAGTTTTATCCCTACTAAAATGGATTTATCAATTATAATACCCGCAAGAAACGAGGAGTTTTTATCCCGTACAACACAAGATATATTAGAACACAAAAAAGGAAATACTGAAATTATCATTGGCCTAGACGGTGCGTGGGCCAACCCCCCCATAGACCGGCACCCAGATGTTAATGTAGTTTACTACCCCGAAAGTATAGGCCAGCGTGCCATCACCAATCAATGCGTTAAATTATCTAAGGCTAAATACATTATGAAGTCAGATAGTCATTGTTCTTTTGATGAAGGATTTGATGTCAAAATGCTAGATGCTTTTAAGGAAACAGGAGACAATGTAGTAATGGCCCCGATGATGCGAAACTTACACGTCTACGATTGGAAGTGTTATAAGTGTGGCAAAAGAACCTATCAGGATAAAGGAGATATTTGCCCCGTGGATGGCGAGAAAATGCGTAAAAAAATACTCTGGCAACCTAGACCAGGAACGAGAAACTGGGCTTATTGTTTTGACCCCGAGCCGCATTTTCAATACCACGGCGAGTGGAAAGCCAAAACCCAAGAAGAGGAGATAGTCGAGACGATGAGTTTACAAGGGAGTGCATTTATGTGTACCAAAGAAAAATATCAAGAGCTTAACCTAAACGATGAGGCTTTTGGTTCGTGGGGGAGTCAAGGAATTGAAGTTGCTTGTAAATTTTGGTTGTCGGGGGGAAGGGTACTTGTAAATAAGCGTACCTGGTATTCTCACTGCTTCCGTACTAAAGCAGAATTTGGTTTCCCCTATCAGTTATCAGGCAGACAGGTGGCTCATGCTAAAGAGATGGCTAGAGAGTTATTCTTCAGGGGCAAGTGGCCTCAAGCGACGAAAAAACTATCTTGGTTAGTAGAAAAGTTCTGGCCGGTAAAAGGCTGGGAAGACGCAGACCTTCAAAAACTTCAAGAAAGCGGAAACTAGCAAACCTCTAGTAAGTTCTTCTAAAGTTAGAGTATGGCAACATTTAATCCCTCTAGTTATGGAGATATTTATGCGTCGAGTGCTACATGGGCCACCGTAAAAGCAGCAACAACGGGAACCGTAAGAGGTGGAAATAATAGTTATACTCAGGTAACACTTACTGGTGGTGTCTATTATATAGAAAGAAACTTCTTTGTTTTTGACACATCAACACTTCCTGACAATGCCACGATAACTTCTGCAACTATTGCTCTTGGTAGTGCTTCAGCCAAAGGTGGAACCACTGGTAGGCATTACGCTTTTTATAACTCAACTTGTGGCGACACAGTTGGAGCTGACGATTTCAATAATCAAGGAAGCACAGTTCAATCCGACTCCAAAGCCCAAGAAGATTTACCCGCTGGTGCGGGTACGGTTACTTGGACATTAAACGCAACAGGAATCGCAAGCATAAACCTTACAGGAAAGACAAAATTCTGTTTATTAGAGGTAGATAAAGATGTTGGTAATAGTGCGCCCGCAGATGCGGTTTCTTGGGCATGGGCGAATAGCACTGTTACTTTAACAGTCCTTTATTATTCTCCGTCTATCTCTCCAAGTGTATCCCCTAGTGTTAGCTTGTCGCCATCTTTGTCTCCGAGTCTATCTCCGTCATTAAGCCCGTCAATCTCGCCGAGCGTAAGTCCATCAGCCTCTCTAAGCCCCAGCTTAAGTCCGTCCCTTAGTCCGTCCCTCTCCCCCTCTATCAGCCCGAGCGTCAGCCCTTCGGTATCACTTTCGCCCTCGCTCTCACCTAGCTTAAGTCCTTCCTTATCACCGAGTCTTAGCCCAAGTATCTCACCTAGCCCGTCGGTGGGGGTATCGTTCTCACCCAGTCTAAGTCCTTCACTCTCCCCGAGTTTGTCTCCCTCCCTTAGCCCCTCGCTTTCACCAAGCCTATCTCCTTCTGTTAGTCCAAGTGTTAGTCCGAGTGTAAGTTTATCTCCCAGCCTCTCACCCTCTTTGTCCCCATCCCTGTCACCAAGTATCAGCCCATCAGTTAGTCCTTCAGTTTCCTTGTCACCCTCACTTAGTCCATCGTTATCCCCTAGTCTTTCACCTAGCATTTCCCCTTCTCTAAGCCCGTCGCTAAGTCCGTCAATTTCCCCATCGGTAAGCCCATCTGTATCTCTTAGTCCTTCACTATCACCATCTTTATCGCCGAGTATATCGCCCAGCGTTTCTCCTTCCGTGTCGTTGAGTCCCAGCCTCTCTCCTTCTTTAAGCCCTAGTCTTTCACCCTCATTATCTCCCAGCCTATCTCCATCTATCAGCCCGTCTGTCAGCCCAAGTGCCAGTTTGAGTCCTTCTATCAGCCCCAGCCCAAGTGGAAGCAAGTCTCCTTCTCTCTCACCAAGTCTTAGTCCGAGCTTTTCACCATCAGCTTCCGAGTCGCCTAGTATCTCACCCAGTCCTTCTCCGGCCCCGACTATTATTTACCAGCACGACTTTAGAAGAAAAGGAGCTACTTATAGACCTTCATATAGATTAAGAAGAACTTACAATTCGAGGTTAAAAACTTACAGAACTTACCGTGGGGGAACAAGAGGAAGGCTGTTTCAATCGGGAACACACAAAACTTATAGAGGAATTAGCTGATTACTTGCAAAGGTGTCGAAGGCTTTATTAACATTTACATTATGGCAAATCCACAGGAGATATTAAATGCCCTTAGGTCTATTGAGGCTAAAGTTGCGGCAGGGATTACTACGTTCCCGATGTCTTTGAGTCCTTCCTTATCACCATCGCTCTCGCCCAGTCTCTCGCC